AATTGATTGCATCAAATGGTTTTAAAGTAGGCACAACAAAATCATACACACCATACGTTTCATCTATCTCCATTTTATCATCAGATATGCCTAATTCATAACTAAGTATATCATACACATTATCTGATATGGTAGATTGTGGATAAGATTTACATATTTTATACTGTTCAGACATTAACATTTCTTCAGAACAAAAATACAAACAATATGACTCGGTGTACATATTGTTTTCTAATTTTCTCTTATCAACTTTATATACTCTAAATGTTTTATCAACCTCAGATTGGCCATTAACTTTAGCAAAAGTCATTTTTAAAAATTCAGTACCATTCATACTGAGTAATTCAATGTATCCCATAGAATCAGCAACCATTACATAACCTGATGCCGTGTTGTTGAATATATCTTCATGGTATGACAGTTCAACCATGATGTTTTTCAAATCCATATTTTGTACGGAATTGACCAACAATAAATTGACTAGAGCATAGTCCTTAGGATATAGAATACCTGCCATGGTTTACCGACTCATCAATTGTTTAAATTGGTTTTCTATTTGTGGTGCGTAGATGTTATTAATTAAATATATGTTTCTTTTTCTTTCATTCAATTCTACTTCATAATCATAGATACTCAAAGCTTTTATAGCAATACTTCTTTGTACAACTGCACCGTTTGGAAAGTTCTGTGTTATTGTTTCTGGTATAGTTGAATTGTATTCTGATTCATCAATAATCATAGTTCGTTGACTCTTACCACCCTCACTATTGTTCGTACCAAATATTTTTTGATGATACTTTACAGTTTGTTGTGCATATGATATAACACTTGATACATTGGCTGTGTTGGCTGCATCTGCATACTTATCTTGAATGTATATTTTTAATTGTTGTGAGGTCAAAGGCCATTGCCATTGTGGATCTATTATCTGATTAGCATATAATACTAACCAATGTCTATTAACATCACCATAATATTTGCTTGCAACAATTTCTGGTGTATCACCTTCTTGTATATCATATGAATAAAACAATAAAGGATTAGTCAACAAAGATGGAATAATTGCTGTTCTTGCCATCAAGTTGGTTGCCAATACAGCATTGTTTTTATAATCTGTGGTGGCTATTTTAGGAAAGTTTTGAAAATATAACATTATCTTAAACCTCCTTCAACACCATAATAACCTTTTTGTATTTTGCCTTTATCTAATATCTCTGTTTCTTTGAATGTCATTGTGAGTGTCGATTGAACTGGTGCACCATCATCATACGAAGCCCAACCATTTGGTGCAAAATTAACATCGATGTCGGATAAAACACAACTACCATATTTTGGTAAAAATGGATTTTCTTTACCATCAATCATGAATTCAACATTAAAGATTGAAGGTGGTACCAAATACATTGAGTCGGAAGAAACTTCTTTAGCAGATATTAATGTTGGTGCAAAATGATATTTGAATAAATTTATAATATAGTTTACTTCATTTGCTTCACCTTGAGAGTTTGGTGTGAACACAAATGATAACTGAAAATTTCTTAAACCAATACCACGATAAATCATTTGTAACTGTGGATTAATGGCATAACCTTGACCTTTTAACAACACATCTTCTAATGCTCCTCCATTTACACCAAAGCCTGCTTTATTAGCTAAAGCAGCGCCACCCCGTGTAATTAAAGATATGGCGGCTGGATCTGTGCCTGCTATATTACCGGCTTGTTTTAGTGCTGATCCAACACCACCAAGACCTCCGCCACCAGATTTATACGATTCTACAATGGACTTTGCTGGCCCAGCCAACTGGTCAATTGTTCTGAGTGTGTTTATTCCCGAACCCAAATCTGTGAGTTTTAATTCATCATACGAAGCATTGTATTGTGCATTGAGTGTATCTGGCATATACAATGAAACAAAAGCCTTTGGCTGAGTTCTTGTTGGTGATATTTTTAAACCTTTCGATATTGTGGCACCAAAATCACCTAAAAATCCACCCGAACCAGAATCTTCAGATAACTCAAACAATCCTGTGCTCGATTCTGTCCAGGAGCTTTCATCACCAGACATAGAACCAGCTTCTTGAGCTATACCACCAAATCCAGGTAAACCAACAGAATCACCCTCAATTAAATTTTCATTAAGTGGTACTTGGCCACCACCACTATAACTTGCAGGTATAATTTCTGATATCGAAAATTGAACGTAGTGGGATTTTGATGGACTGGTTGCTAAATCTGAAGGATATTTGTATGTTTTAACTCCAAGACCGCCGTATAATAAAGCTAGTGGACTATTTGGGTTAAATAGACCTGATGGTATCGATACACCAGCTACGGATGTTGGAATGGATAAGATAGCCATTGATTCCTCTAAAAAAGTTATACATAGTATTTATGGCATATTCTGGACGATTTACACCTAAAAACCCTCAAAAGTATGTTGGGGATGCAAATAACATCATTTACCGGTCCTCATGGGAATGTAAGGTAATGTCTTGGCTCGACAGAAACGATAACATTGTTTCTTGGGCTTCTGAAGAATTGATTATTCCTTATATATCTCCCGTAGACGGAAAAAGGCACCGATACTTTCCTGATTTTTTGGTTAAAATCAAAACGAGAGATGGTCTCTTAAAAACTATGATACTAGAAGTTAAACCTAAAAAACAAACTCAACGACCAGAACATAGAAAAAGAGTCACGAAACAGTATATCAACGAGGTGACCACTTGGGGGGTCAATCAAGCTAAATGGAAGGCGGCTACCGAGTTTTGTTTGGATCGTGGTTGGGAGTTCAAATTACTGACTGAAGATCATCTGGGAATCAACTAAATAATCAAATGGTATCTAAACTTACAACACTAGCAAATCAAAAGTCATCTGCTGAAATTCAAACGATGTCGAAAGACTCTTTGAAATGGATGAAATCAAAGATTTCGGATTTAGTAAATCCAGCAAATGTTCGAGCAGCTATTAACCGTGAAGAATTTAGACAAAAGAATACCTTTGGTTTAGGTGGATTATATTGTTTTTATTATAATCCAATTGGTAAAAAAGATTTACCTTATTATGATAAATTTCCTTTGGTATTGGTATTGGAGAAATATTCTGATGGTATTTTGGGACTTAACTTACATTATTTACCATTACAGTACAGACTGGCATTTTTAGGGAAACTCATGGATTTCGCTGTCCTTGACAGAAAAGATGATATTAAGAAGATGAGAGTCACCTATGAAATTCTTGGCGCCTCCAAGCGGTTTAAAGAGTTTCGGCCATGTCTTAAAAAGTATTTGTATGGTCAAATTCAGTCTAAATTACTTGCCATACAGCCAAATGAATGGGACATTGCGGCATATTTACCTATTCATATGTTTGCCAAAGCACAGCCAGCCACAGTCTGGCAAGAATCATTAGATCAAATAAGGAAATAGTTAAATGGCCATTTTCGATAACCTATTTGGTAATATCGGCCTTTTTGGTAACGAACCAGGTACCAGCGGTAGCATCAGTGACTTTAAATCGAGCTTTGTCACCGATGTGGCAAGACCTAATAAATTTGATGTAGAAATACCTGTACCCATTACATTGATACCTTTTAGAGGTATGTCAAGAATATTAAAGATGCGTTGTGAGAATGCAGAACTGCCTAGCAGAACATTTGCTACAGCAGACAGAAAAATAGGATCAAATCCTGTTGAAAAGTTTCCGTATCAGCCAACATACAATGATACAACATTAACTTTTATTGTTAGTGATGATATGAATGAAAGAATATTCTTTGATACATGGCAAGAATTTATAAATCCAACGTATTCTTTTAATTTTACATATAAAACAGATTATGTTTCAAATATTACAATAAATCAATATGATGTAGAAAATGATAAAAGTTATTCTGTAACATTGATTGATGCTTATCCAATTTCTGTCAATCAATTAGACTTAGATTGGTCTGCTGATGGTCACCACAAATTAACAGTAGTATTTGCCTATTCTTACTGGATGAATAATTCAGTACAAGCACTAGGCACTTCTTTATTGTTAAGTGTTATATCAAGAATCACTGCTGCTTTGGGTGGCATTGGTTCACTTGGCACATTTGGTGATGAAGCAGATTTAAGTAATCCATTTACAACAATTGGAAATGACAACACCGGTCGAAGCGGTTATGATGGTTATGATGATTCAGGATCATCATGGTTTGGTGGAACGGACGATTATGTATCGGAAGAAGCACCATATCCTTTAGAATATGAATCTGGCCAAGATTATTATGAAGAAACTGGACCATTTCAATATTCTGAATGGGATGGTTATTAATATTTTTTTAGAGGAGTGATAATAAAATGGCTTTACCAAAAATTGATGCACCAGTATATGAAATAGATTTACCTTTATCGAAGAAACATATTCGATTTAGGCCGTTTCTTGTAAAAGAACAAAGAAACTTAATGATGGCAATGGAGTCAGATGATAAAGAAACAATTGAAAAAAACATCAGGCAAGTTTTACACAATTGTACTTTGACACCCAATGTTGACATTGATTCATTACCTATTATTGATGTTGAATTTTACTTTATTAATTTGAGAGCACGTTCGGTTGGTGAAGTAATTGAAACCAAATATCGTTGTGAAAATGAAGTTAATGACAAACCTTGTGGTAATTTGATGGACACATCTGTTAATCTTCTTGACATCAAAGTTGAATTTAAAGAAGATGCTAAAGATATTGTTCAATTAACCGACATAATTGCCATTAAGTTAAAGTATCCAGAATTTTCTATGTTAGAAAGAGCAACAAAGTTTAGTAGTGCCACAGACATGGCATTTCAAATGATTGTTGAGAGTATAGAATATATTTTTGATGGTGAACAATATTATTATTCAAAAGAAACTGATCCAGCAGAATTGATAGAATTTGTTGAGTCTTTAAATCAAGATCAATTTGCAAAGATTGAAAACTTTTTTAATAACCTACCAACAATGAATAAGGTTATTAATACTACTTGTGGTAAGTGTGGATACAACCACACGATAGAGGTGGAAGGGTTAGACAATTTTTTCGGTTAACATTTCGTCATGACAATTTAAGAAATTATTATAAAACAAACTTTTCCTTGATGCAACATCACAAGTATAGTTTGACTGAACTTGAAAATATGATACCTTGGGAACGTGATATTTACGTTAATATGCTTATACAATTCATTGAAGAAGAAAACGAAAAGATAAAGCAAAGACAAGGTAAATGATAAGCAAATACGAACAAGCAGCGACAACCAGAAAACGAGGAGTCTTAGGTACTATTACCGATAGATTAGTCGCTGGCCAAGGATTTGGTCAATCCATTGGTGGAGGCGTATCTGAATCATTCAAAGCAAAAACTACAGGTTTAAAAGAAAAATTTGATCCGTTAAACATTGCAAAGATATTAACGGGTAATCTTGGTATGGCTTTCTTAGGTAAGATAACAGGTAGAAAACCTGAAGATATGCAATACTTCTTCAATAAAAATAGAAAAAAAGGTGAGAAACCTTATTCTTTTACACAACCACAAGAAACTAAAGTTGGCAATGTAGAAACTGCCTTTTATAGTAAAATTAGAGAAGGTCAAAGAGGTTCATTACAAAAAGGTGATAATGTGGCTACTGTAGCCGCTCGTTTGGTTAATGTCATGAAAACCTTTTATGAAAAAGAAAATTTAAATCGTGAGTTAGACTATAATTTTGAAGAAGAAGTTCAAGCAGAAGATGCCAAACGGCATGAAAATTTAATTAATGAAATTAAAAAATTAAAAGATAAAAAACCAGCAAAAACGGATATTGAAAAAGTCAAAAAAGATTTAAAAATTGAAGAGCCGCCTACAAAAAAACCTGAAGAATCAAAGAAACCAGAAACACCTGCATCCACAGTTACATCACCTACTGTTGCAACCACCTCTGCAGCCGCACCAGTAGTAACTACTGTTGTTAGTAAAGCCGTTACTAAAGCCAAAGATATTCCAGGTGTGGCCACGGTTGTTAGTAAAGCAGAAAAAATTATACAACCAACAAAGACTGTACCAAAAATAACAAAAGAAATAGATAAGCCAGTCGCTGGTGTGGTTGAAGCTGCCAAAGCAACTAAAATTCCAACACCTTCTGTAGGAGGTGCGGCGGCCATTGGTGGTACTGCCGCAGTGGTCGCTGGTATAGGATCGGCTTTGGCTGAAGTTGGTATAACAAATGAGTATGCACAAAAAGCTATTTTAGGTAATGTTGGTAAAGAATCAGGATTTACTGCAAAATATGAAACTGGTTATGCCAATACTTCAAACGATAGAATCCGTAAAATATTTGGCAGTAGAGTTGCAGGTCTTACAGATGACCAACTAAATGAAATTAAAAAAGATGATTCTAAATTTTTTGAAACAGTTTACGGTTATCAGACTGCCAAAGGTCAAGAGTTAGGTAATAAAGAACCAGGTGATGGATTTAAATATCGTGGCCGTGGTCTGATTCAATTGACAGGAAAAGATAACTATAACAGAATTGGTAAACAAATTGGTGCCGATTTAGTTTCCAATCCAGACTTAGTAAATGATTCAGTATTGGCACCAAAAATTGTTGCAGCTTTTGTTAAAAATAAATTAGGTAGTAGAGTAAATTCATTTAAGAGCCAATCAGAAGCGAATAACGAAATAACTAAAGCAATCGTTGGTGCCAGTGTAGATTTAACAAGAGGGTTTGGTGCTGAACAAATGGCCAAAGTTGAAGCCTTCACCAGTTCACCTTCTGGTGAGGCTGTATATGCTATGTCGAAACAAAATCAAGAATTAAAAGAACAAGTACCTGTAACAAATATAGCAGTAAACAATACCAAAACAATCATTAATGCTGGTGGTGGTCAATCCAGACAAATTATAAGTACAGCACAGATTGACGATTATCCAGTTTTAGAAACAACAATATAAAAAATGGTTATAATAAAAACATTAGGTCAAGATACTTTCTCATGGAACCCTAACGCCTTTAATAAGAAAGGCCATTGGTTTCTTTTAGCTGAAACCGGCAGTTATATTCGTGCGGCTACAAAAGAAGAAATGGGTAAATTAGGTAAACCAAAAAAACAAGATGAAGCTTCTATTACGGACACAACAGAAAAGAAAATGTCGTATAAACAGGCATCACAGATTAGAAAGAAATCATTAAAAGATTTGATTACAGAAAAATTGGTAGAAGATAAAGGTGTATTAACTTCCATCAAATCAGGCATTTCAGAAAAAATGCAAGCACGTTCAACCGGTCTAAAAGAAAAATTTGATCCGTTAAACATTGCAAAGATATTAACTGGAAAATTAGGCTCTGCTTTATTAGGTCGAATGACTGGAAGAAGTAAAGAAGATATTAGTTATTTTGCTGGCGACAAGAAAGCAAAAGAAACCAAACCAAAGCCAGCATATATCAATGAAAAATTAAACAAATCCGATGTAGGTTTGTATTCTGCCATTTCAGAAGGCAATACACAATCTATGAAAAAAGGTGACGGTATTGCTACTATATTAGCAAGAATGTATAATTTAATTAAAGCCGAACAAATTAATTCTTTAAAAAGATATCAAATAGAAAAAAGTTTTAAGAAAATACGTGAAAAAGAAAAAGAAAAACGTAACAAAGAATTGATTAATGCGATAAAATCTTTAGGATCTTTTGCTGTAGTAAAAACTGAAGCAAAAAAAGAAGAAAGTGGTGGCCTATTCGATTTCATCAAAGGGTTAATTGAAACTGCAAAAAATATGTTGCTTGGAGTTATATCCAGCATATGGAGTGGATTGTGGAGTGTAATTGGACCTTTAATGACCTTAATTGGTGAAATTGGAGGAGTATTAGGATTAAAAAGCCTTTTAGATAGATTAAGAGGCATTAAAACTCCAACTATTCCGTCAGAACCAAAACCAGGAACTGCTGAGCCTAAACCAGCAGAACCTAAGCCAGCTGAACCAAAGCCAGCAGAACAAAAACCTGGAGAAAAACCAGCAGAAGGTGAAAAGAAAACAGGAGAAAAACCCAATAAGACTGCTGAGAAGGCAACCAAAAAAGGTAAAGAGAAATACGAAGAAGAAAAGAAAGCTACGAAAGTAGAAAAGGTTGAAGAAAAACCTAAAGCAACAAAGATGTCTAAAGTATTAAAAGGTGCTAAAGGTGTTCTAAAATATTTTACTAAATTGCCTTTTATTGGTGGTATTGCTGGTGCATTTGAAATGATGGAAACAATGAAACAGGCTATAGCAGATAGAGAAGAAGGTAAGATAGATGATAAACAACTAAGAGAAGTTATGGTCTCTAGTGCTGCTCAAATAATTGCCGCTGGTGCTGGTACATCAATGGGTGCTACTATCGGTGCAACTATTGGTTCAGTTGGTGGACCAATTGGTGCCTTCTTAGGCGGTGCAACGGGCGCCGCATTAGGTTATGTTGGCGGTAAAAAGGCAGGTAAAGCAATTAGTGAAAAGTTATTTGAACACATTTCTAATTCTAGTGGAGAAGTTGAACCTGTTGTTACCACTACACCTGAAGAAAACAATAAACCTGTGGAAGCAACGACAGAAACACCAACAGTCAAAGGTTCAAATACAAATCAACCAATGCCTGCAGCCACACCATCATCAGCATCACCTGCAGCCACACCACCAGCACCAAAGGTAACACCTGTATCTTCTGGTGGTAGAACCGATTCACAGTTAGAATCAACTATGAGTAAGAATGCTGAAATTAAAATGGCGGCCGCTCCTGCAATGAATACAACTATTATCGATAATTCACAATCGATTGGAAATAATTCTGGTGGCGGTGGTGGTGTTGCTATTGATGGTTCAGTTTCACCTAGAATTGATGATCCAACTTTGTTACGAGTTCAACGACAAAACAAACGACCAGTATAAAATAAAAAACCCCGCCTAAGCGGGGTTTCTTTTAAGTAAGAAAAGATTACTTCTTCTTTTCGTCTTTCTTAACTTCTGCTTTAGGAGCTTCCTTCTTTGGCTCTTCCTTCTTAGGAGCTTGAGCAAAGGCGGTTACTGCAAATGCTGCTGCGAGTAGAGATACGAGATACTTCATTTTATTTCCTTTCAATCAAAGTTAAAAATTCACAAACAACCCATCATTAATTTTCTTCAGCAAGCTTACTGAAATAAGCCATATCATCATCTTCTAAATCATCCTTGAAAGGTGAATCTTCTGCTACTGTTTTCTTACCAACATTAGCAGCTTTCACTTGTTCTACAGTTGTCTTTGGTGCTTCACCATTGAGACCTAGAACTTTATCAAGGCGTTGTTTTAAAGTATCGTATGATTTGAATTCTTTATCAGCAATCATTTCGGTCAAAGAGTATTCAGACTTCCAAATCTTTTCCAATTCTTCATCATCACTCAATAATGCAGATGGTGATTCGAATTCAGATTTGTCATAGTTCTGATAACCTTCAACTTTACGAATTTTTAATTTAAAGTTAGCACCTTTCCATAAATCAAATGGATTGATTGGTGTTTCATCTTCAAATTGAGGATTCATGGCCTCAGTAATCTTATCAAAAATCTTTTTACCAAACTTAAACAATTTGACCTGACCTTCATTTTCAGGATGTTTTGGGTCGGATACAATATAAACGTTTGCAATGTAATTTAGTTTACGTTTCTGTTTGCGAACAATGTCTTTATTCGCTTCTATACCAGAATTCCATAATGCAGAATTGTGTTCACAAACTGGACATTTTTGGTCTTTGGTTGTCAAGCAATTATCAATCAACCATCCACCTGGACCTTGAAATCCATGTGAGAAGATTTTGACCCATGGTAAACCATCTTCACCATCCGCTGCAGAAGCAGGCAGAAAGCGAATCGTAGCCATGCCGTTGCCAGCTTTGTCCACTTCACATTTCCAAAAATTATCAGGTTTATCAGAGCCTTCGGTTGAAGTATTGAGAGCCTCGATTGCTTTAGATAGTTTGTCGAGGTTGCCAGATTGGCGTTTGAGATTAGCAAAACTCATAGTATTTCCTTTCGTATAAACGGAGTATTAACGGTGTATTATTAAAACGACTTATCCAC